TATTGTTTTTTTGCTATAAATCTTTCTAGGTAGATATACTACATCCTGTCCATACATTCTTAATTGTTCATTTATTAAATCTTGAACTAATCTTTGCTCACTTGGAGAACCCTGTAGGAAGTATGAATTAAGTGGTGACATTTTGTTTAAACTCTCCTAAATGTATATCCACGATGACGAGTTTGTCCTTTTACGTTTATGCCACATCCCTTCCCAACACAATAATGGGTAAAATCTTCCCTTAAATAAAAGTAGCAATAATATTTGTTCATATCTTAACCTATAAGGTCCATTGGTGGTGTTTCGTATTCGTCCTTAAGTTGTTTTTCTGCCTCTTCTATTTCTTTAATTGCATCATCAAAAAGTTGTCTTCCATTTAATTGAACTCCACCAGGAAGTAATACTCCTTGGAATTTAATCATATTTTGTCCCCATTGTTTTTTCATTATAGCAGTTAAGTATTTCTTTAACCACCAATCATTATATATTTTCGGTGCATCTGATGGATCCGTCATCCTATAGCAATCAAATATTAGATACGAATCCGAACCAACTTGACTCCAATCTATATCCAAATATAATCTATGATTTTTTTTATTAAATCTTATTTGAATATCTGGAGTAAGCATTCTGCTTAAATCTTCCAAATATGTTTTAGTCATTGCATAATTTAATAAATCAAGTGCTCCATAGTAATATAAATCATTTAAAAATAATTGATATTTAATATTAAACATTCCACTAGAAATGGTACTGGAATCTACCTTGAATACGTTATTTACTCCAATTACATAATCTGGAAGTTGTAAGAAATTATTTGCTTCTGTGTATGATACGCTTGTTATACCAACTGAAGAGGATGCAGTTGAAGTTGTGACACCAGTACGTATTAAATTTAATTGACTTTGACTTAATTTGTGCTTTAAGAATACTTTTTCAATTCCATCATAATGCCTTTCGTTGAAGTATTGAATTGCATCATCAACCAAATCATCAATTTGGTCATCTTCGATATTTATTTCCAATACAGGATGTCCTAATCTCCTTAAACAATAATCTATTAAACCTTGACGAGATGATGGTTGAGCCATTACTGTAATCCTGCCTCTTCGTATTTATCTTCTTCTTTTATTTTTTTTAATTTATTTTTAGATATTTCATCATATTTTTTTTGTAAATCTAAATTTGCCATAAGAAGTGTTTGCCTTTCTTTCTCGTAATCTTGTATTAAAGATTGCACTTTTGCCTCTAATAGAATATTTTGATTTGATAAATTTGAAATTTTTTGTGTATATACAGTAATTAAGATATTCACATCAACATCATTATTCATATTAGAATTGTCCTCCATCTAAAGTATCAGTCCAAACAGGAACATTTGATGCATTTGTAGTTAAAATATAATTAGAAGTGCTTGCGTAACCAACTTCTGGAGAATTGGTACTAATTAGTTTTCCATTAGTATCAAAGTATGCAGAACCTCTAGTATGAATACCAGATACCCCAAAATCAACTAATAGGGCACCAATGTCTAAGGTTCCTTTAGTTCCAGCAACTACACTATTTGTAAATGTAGCATCGGGGATAAAAGTTAAATATCCATTAATATCTTTATAACCAAAGAACCCCTTTTTGTAATTTGCAACACCAGAACTCGTATTATATTCAAAAGAAATACCTCTATCGGTATTAGTATCATAATAATGTTGTACTGTTAATTGAGTAGTTGTCGAAATTCCTGCAGTTGTAGATCCAATAATAGTAATAATTTTTGATACGCTATCATATGCAGAGACAGTTCTATCTGCTGTAGTTACAGGAAGTCCATTTGGTCCAGAAATGATATCTCCGGTATTGATACCTACAACAGAATCTAATGTAATTGTACTCACACCAGAAGAAACAGTACCAGTAATAGTCCTAATACTTGTAATATCTCCAAGATTGAATATAACTTCATTTGCACTTACAGTACTTGAATTTATTGTAGTTGTAGTACCATCTACTTGCAAATCACCTTTAACGACAACTGTTCCTTGATTGCTTAATCCATCTGGATATGGATCAATATAAAGAGTATTTCCACCTCCAGATTTAGTAGAAATAACATTAGAACTAATTCCAATATTATCAATTATTGCTCCACCAATATTAGTAAATACACCAGTTTGTCTGAAATTACCAGTTTGTGTGATTGCACCAATATAAGTACTAACTCCAGTTACTGTTAGGGTATCTCCTGCACCATTTCCTAATATAGTATTTCCTTGTACTTCTAAATTTCCAGTAATTATTTGATTTGTTGATATATTTAAATTACCACCAATATATACATCACTTGCAATTCCAACACCACCCAATACAACCAAAGCACCAGATGAAGTGGAACTAGAATTCGTAGTTCCATTGATCTTTACGTCATTTGCAAAAGTACCAAATCCTACTTTAGATATACTAAATTTTGTTATCCCTCCTACTTGGAGATCAATTAGTTTTGAAGAACTGGCAGATTGGGTGTCTGTTATGTTTACTCTTAGTCCAGTAAAATCTATTCCAGAATTATTCCAAGTGCTTGTAGCATTTAAAATTGGATAATCTAAAGATAAAATACCCTGGATTACCGATGCAGAACCATTTGTACTATCAATTACAAATCTATTTGTAGATCCATCAGTAATATTAAAATTTTGGGCTGTTCCTCCAATAAATGATAAATCTCCAGTTCCATTTGGATCTACAAATACATCTCCATTTGAATTTGTAGATGATACTGTATTTCCGTCAAGTCTTAAATTATCAACATTCCATTGATCTACCTTTCCAGATACATCTACGATAGGAACAAACCCATTAGAAGCCGTTGTTGGGTTTGTTTGTCCAGCAACCAAACCAGGAGCAATACTTAAAAGATCTGTATAATATCTACCTCCAACTATTTGTGGATTTGAGGAATTATCTCCAGCAAATAACCTTCCCCCAAAATTTCCATTGGTTCCTATTCCTACAGTAAGACCTAATTCACCATAATTTAAACTAGATGGTGCTACTATTCCCGTGGATCTTTTGACTCTGATTATACTTGCCATTAAAAGCTACCTCCGTTGATGTCCAAATTTTGAGTATTTCCTGGTGTTAAAGTTAAAGTTGCTTCCCATTTGGATATTGAAGCATTATAAACTAAAACCATACCATCCGATAATGATGTTATACTCACATCAGACAATCCCGCCAACGATCCTCCAGTATTTCCAAATGTGGAAAGAACTTTAATGGCATTTTCGGAACCTAATCTTACTTTAATATCTGCCATTATTTTTTTTAATAGTGACTTTTGATTTTATAATATTAAAAATCATAATAAATCAAATACTTAATATCATCCTGAATATATTTATACTTCCTTATATATTACTTGTTTGAGGAGTTCTTTAATTTCTTCAATATCAGTTTTTAACTTATTTACATCATTTTCCAATTCTTTTGTTTTTTCGATTTCTTTTAATTTTTCAGTTTTAATTTTTATATATTTTTCATATTCATAATCAGAACAATTTACAATTGCATTTGTTTTTTCATCCCTAAAAAGAAATTTATTATCCTTTACTGGTATCATGATTTTGTTGCAATTACTCTTAAGTCTTTGATTCTTGGATATAATGCTTGATTTGATCCAGACATTAAAATTTTAATTTGAAATCCACTAAACAACGGAAGATTGTCTGCGGTGAATTCATAACTTCCAAAATCTAATCTATTTGTTGATGGTGATATAAACTTATCAGGTAATCCATTATTATTTTTTGGATCAATTATTGATCCATTATTGTCGATATTAGTATATCCTGGGAATAGTTCAAAGAATTGTTGTTCAAATGGAGAATCATTTCTTAATAATCTATACATGATCCTTATATCACTAGAGTAATCTCTATATGCATCAAACAATACCTTTAGGTTATCGGAAGATTGTTTTAATTTTATTATTTTTGATACATAAATTGCAGCATGTGGATCATCAATTAAACTATTAACTCTAGAATCTGTAGAATAATTAGAAACTGGTTTATTTAATCTTGTCATTATTGTAATAATATTTACTCTATCTAAATCAATCATTGGAGAAACTTTTGGATCTCCAGTTGAGAATGAAACTTCTAATGTAAATGATTTACTTCCTGGATAATCGGAAAGATGTGCCTCTTCGTTAATTCTAGATGCAATAATTCTTGGAGATGATAATATATGATCGGAATTTAATGATATATCTTCAAATCCTTTATCTAGATATGATGCCTCATTTCCACCAATACTATTTCCCGAAACTGTTCTAATTCTACAATTAAGTGAAGTTGTTTGTGGAGTCATAGTTTGTATATTTGGCCTTAATATATTGAATGGTATATTTTGAGTTGCTTTTGGTCCACTAGAATTCGAAGATGTAGGAAGTAATGTTTGGAAGGAACCACCAGATTTGGTTTCTTTGAAATAGAGTTCTGGATAACTATTTGTATTTCCTACACTTCTATCTGTTCCTCCCAAAGTGGGATCCAATTGAATACTATATTCGTCTAGATCTATAGGATATAGATTGGAGATACTATGAGTTTTATTTATTCTCTTTAATGAAACTCCATTTAATTCATACTTAAATACAATATCATTTATATCATATGACCCAGAAGGTGTTCCTCTAGTAATTCCTGTTAATGTTTTATTGGATATATTTACTCCAGTGTAACTAATAATCTCATCTTTTATTTTAATATATCCTGGATTTGTACCACTAACTGTAACATTTTCAAAAACACCAAATGCATCTACATCAGTTAATGTGATTGGATCGGTAGAGGATGAACTATAACTTGCTGCTAATCTTACTGGAGGTATATCCGATTCAATACCACTTAATGTTACTTGACTTTGTGAAGAATGCATTCCGTGATTGTTATGATTTACTTTAAATCGTAATCCACTAGAAATTGAATTTGCAGAAGTTGCGGATCCTCCAAGAATTGTTGTAATTCCTACAGAACTCATATATTGAATATAATTTGTCGAACCCGTAGTATCTACAGTTCCTTGAACATTATCAATAATAATAGCATTTACTGAAGTAATAATTCCAGAAACGTTTGGGATAGATAATAAAAGATTTTTACCTAAATTTCCAGTATTTGTAGGATTGATACTTACTACATCTCCAATTGCGTATCCAATTCCAGATGTAGTAATAGTTGCTGCAATTGCAATTCCTCCATTTACGAGGAGATCTGCCTTTGCTCCAATTCCATTTCCAGTAATTGTAGTTAAATTAACATTTGAGTATATTGTTGGATTATTTGTATATCCAATTCCTGGATTAGTAATTGTTAATGTTCCTGTTGTTCCAGTACAAATTCCCCCCAGAACATTAGTTAAATTTGCAGAGAAGTTTGGATTTGATTTTTGTGTAATTTGAACTCCCTTAACTAATTTAATTTGATCTGCATATTTTATACTAGTTCCAATTCCAACTAATGTATTATTGGAATACATTTGAATTGGATTCTGTCTCAATGAAGTAATTTGATTATTTCCGACATCTAAAATTGGATTGTAAAATCTCAAAGAGGAAGTTGTTGTTGTGAAATTTGCACGATATAGTGTAAATTTTAAATCTTCATATTGGCTTGCATCCCAAGTTGCTCCATTTTGGGATTTAAATAACGAACCCAAAAGTGGTTGCTGTGAAACAATAATTCTTTCAGATTCTGATTTATTTAATGTAGATACATCAGGTTCTCCCATTCTCGAAATCCAAACTGTATATTGATCAGAAGCAGAAAGTAAAACTATAGAATATGCATTAGCAGTTTCTAGATAAACTGGAGATGGGAATGTAAAGGTTGTTGGTTTTGATCCATCTTCGGAAAGTAAAACATCGTCTGGATCTAATACGACTTCACCAAAAGGAAGAATTGTCTGGGTTGGTAAACCAGTAGACATAGTTCTAACTTGAAGTGTAATTGGAATATTATTTGTAGATTTGCTTTTGAAATAAATATCACATTTTGTAATATAAACTCCATTTGCATCAGCAACTTCAAATGATTGAGCTAGAGGATCAACCCATCTTGAGTTTGTAACAGTTCTATTTGCAAATGAAGTATTTGCTACTAGTCTTGTATCAGTTTCTGTCGTTTGTCTGTTGTCTGTTTGTACATTTCTGGAAATATCTGCATTTCTAATTCTTAAAGTAGTAGCCTCAACATTGTCTAAAGTACCACTTGCTGTGAAATTTGATTCCGCAGAACTTTCGGAGAAACCAGAAATTGTAGAATTTACATCACTTGTTGTTAATTTTAAAGTTTTTGTTCCTGTAGTAAATGTTGGAGTTGATGGTACTGTTGGGTCGGGTATAAAAAGTGATCCAATAAAAGTCCCAGAACTATCACTAATCAATCTCAAATCTTTTATATTACATATTGCTCCGCTACTTTGACCAACAAGACGCATTTGAGAAACTGCTTGTCCAAAAAATCCAGAAGATGATTGAATTTCTAAACTTGCAGTATCAATATTTAAAATACTAGTAGTTGAAGAATATTGGGATGATAGTCCATTTGAAACATTGTATGGATCGACTGAATATGTTTGTGTTGGTGCATTATATGGTCCATATTTATGATTCTGATTGGCCAATCTGAATTTAAAAGTTTTTGATCCAAGTGTTCCGGAAACAGTCTCACCTGCACTAAAAGTTCCACTTACCATAGAAACTTCCAATAATTTTGGTGATATGTATGAAGTCATATCAACATTATCAAAAAATGCATAGAATCTACTATTAGGTTTCATTCTTTTTGCAAGAATTTCAATATTTCTGGATCTCATAAAGGTCAAGATTTCTCTTGATACGACTCTATCCCCAAGACTTGTAGTATCGTACTTTTGATTTACTCCAAATTGTATTCCTTGTCTAGATTGATTTGTTGTAGTTACTGTAGTTTCATTGGAGAAATTAACAAAACTATCTTGGAATGTTTGAGTTGTTGTTTCTTGTCTTGGTGAACCAGTCCAAGCCGATAGTGAAGAATCTTGTCCAGTTTGTGATGAACCTGTCTGCAGACTTGCAATATTTTGACTTTGAGATGTTTGTGATCCAGTCCAAGTTGTTTCCCAAGCACCCCAATCTGTTGGAGATAGTCCAGTATTTGTATCAACTCCTAACTGTTGAATGAATGAATTGTAACTTCCTTCTATATCTGCAGTTTTTTGTGTCTTCCTAGTTTCGATCCAAGTATCAGAAGATGGACTCAACTGAATGGAACCAATCCAATTAACAACGTTGAATGGATTTACATTTTCAATTCTAGTAGAAAATTTATTTTTTACATACTCCACATCGGAATAATTTAAACATACTACATCACCAACTCTTTTAATATTTGGTGTTCCTAAATCATTTACAAATCTCAAATCTACATTTGGATCTAATGCAGTTCCAATACCAATAACAGAATCTGCTCCCAACAAAAGATCAATACTGGTAGTATATGGTTGCGGATTTAATTCTCCAGTAGCAATATCTACACTGGATCTATATAATGGATTGGATATATCTCCACCATTATATGATTTGAAATTATCTACAAAGAAACCACATTTAAATCTATCAAGTTGAGTAGTTTTATCTCTAATTGATAGATTTTGAGTATCGCTTTCGAGCAATGATAGTGATGTATAATATTCAACATTTGATAATCTTTGATCTAAACTTGAGATATCTTTCATTCGATATCTTTTATGTGATGATAGATCAATTTTAACAGAAGAAACATCAAAAATATAAGCAGGAAGGTATATCGTAGCAATTTCTAGTGAAGAATCTAATCCATTTGGAGTTTTTGGTGATACTGACGGGACACCTTTATTGATTATAAATGCACCATCTTTATCTAAAAATAATCTATCAATTCTTGGTAAATAATAATCATAAGATAAATTAATATTTTTATCCTTTGCTAAAATATTAGTAGAGGAATTATTTGTCGATTCGAATTCTCTTGATAGGAATTCAAATGGAGATGTTGTGGTTCCACTAAATGGAGATACTCTTGGTCTGCAGTCTATAATATCAGATACTCTTATACCATCAACTATTGGTAGATTTTTTTGATATAAATCTTTATCGTACGAGTTAACCCCAACAAAATCTCCAGTATCCGAAGAATTGATTGTAAAATGATTATAAATGATTTTAATTTTTTTAGTTGGTGGTGAGAATTGTGATTTTCTAACAATTCTTGAAAAATCCAAATAATCAGATCTTTGTCCATTATCGAAAATATAATTATCTTTGATATTTTTATCACCAGGAAAGGAAACTAAAATATTTGCTTGTATATTTGATTCTTGAAAAGATACTGGTTCATTTATTGCAAATATATTTTCATTTGTATATACAATATCAACTTGATTTGTTCCCGTAGAAGATATTAGTATAGCAACTGCACCACTTGTTTGCCCTACGATTGATTCTCCCTTTGCTGCATTTAAAATATTTGCTGATAAGTTTGTTAATTGTATAAATGGTAATGTTGGGTCATTTGAATTTGATGATTCGATAATTGCAACAATTTCCGATACATCTGGAACATCTAATGATATTTCTTTATCTTGAACTCTTGTTCCATATATTTGACTATATGTTAAATTATCATTTAATGATGTTGAACCAATTCCAGATCCTTTTAACGATGACTTATTAACAATTATTGAAGAACATCTATTAAATATTTTTTTCTTTGTTTTAACATTTATTTTTTTAAATGTAACGGTTAAAATTGCATCTCCGTCTTGACTGATATTTTGTAGAGTTACATCTCTCCCCGTTGGGACTAATTTTTGATTAGTCAATTCTTCTATTGTTCCATCAGTAAATGCTAAATTATAATCCTCTTCATCAAATGGTTCGAGAGTCAAATCTAAATCAGTTACTAATGGTCCAGAAAAACCATTATTTAATATAGTTATTGGGTAACTTTTTCTAATGACTATATCGGATCCAGTTAAATCTAAATTGGATATATTTATTTTGTTTAATCTAGAATACAAACTAATATTTTTTGTTGTATTTGTGACTTCTAGTGATACCTTTTTAAAATCGTTTGCTGTAATAGATGAAGAAGGCAAACTTCCATCACAAACATTAGTTACAGAAGGCAATTTTGCTATTTCAATATTTTTTAATGATGCACTAATTTTATTTACTTTATTGTAAGTAGGTACAGTTTGTCCTTGTTTGGTATACGAAATTATATCTCCTGTTCCAATTCCAACATAAAAATTAGGATTAGATGTAGTAACTGTACTAATTCCACTACTGTTTGCAGAAATTGTAAATTGAGATCCAGATGATGCTAATAGAATTGGATTGGAAAGTAATGGATCTGCACTAAAACTTACTCCATTTCCTACTATTTGATGAACGTCCGAAAAATTATAATCCTTTGATGTTATTATTGTTCTGCTATTATCTATACCATTAATTTCAAGTTGCTCATCTTGCATAAATGATCCAGAAACTTGATATAATGATATTAAATTGGAAGTAGATATTCCACTAACTAGATATCCGCTTGCCCCACTATTTTTTCCTTTAATGAATGCAGGAACTGATTGTGTTATAGTAGCATTTAATGTTAACAATGTATATGTCTGTACGTCATATAAAGACATTTCATACTGCGTTGCTTTATTAATATATGCAATATTCTTTAATTTTAGGTCATATACTCTTGCTACTCCTATTTTGGGTCCGGAAGAGATTCCAGAATTACTTGTTCTACCTTGATATAAATTCACTAAAGAACTTGATCCAAATCCAATAGAAATAGAACCAGAAACATTATTTACTAATATTTGTCTTCCTAGGTTGAATGGTATTGCCTGATTATAATCATTATTAGTTGTCCTTGGTTTTTCTACATCAATTATTGTATTATTAATTGTTTCTACTTCATATCCTCTAACATATGCCTTTCCTGGACTTATTGATAGTCCCAAAAGATCATTTGATACATTATTGCCTTGCGTTGTTTTTTGATTTTTAAAAAATATTCCATTATTTCCAATTCTATCATTTAGACATTCCTTTGCTGTGATGTCGAATGGTTTTACATAGTAATCTCCCGATTCGTCATATGTTCTTCTTGCGAATTCATCTCTAATTAAATTATAGTTTGTAGTCTTAACAAATTTTTGTAAAATTCCATTTTCCAACCTCAATAATTCAATAAAATTTTCATCATTAAATTCAGTAATTGATTTTTTAATTAAAGAAGTTGTTAATTTTAATCTATCAGCTCCTGGTGCTGCATAATTTGAAAACCCTTGTGCATTATCAAATAAATCTTGATATTCATTTGATGCTACAGCAATTTCTTCATTAATCAATAAACCAACTCTATATGATGGGGTATTATCATAGTAATCTAGTATAACTGTTTGTGAATCTACTTTTACAAAAAATCCTCTGAAAAAATATACACCTTCGGCAATTTTAGCAGCAGATCCCACAGAAGTGGAATTTGCTATTATAGTTGTTGCAAAACTAGACCCAGACCTAATTGTAGATAATGAATACGTAGCATCTTCAAGTAGTATTAAATTTTCACCATCCACAAAAGTTGACGTTGTGAAATCAATACTTCCAGAACTTTGATATTTTATATAAAGAGTATTATTCGTAATATCTGAGCTATTATTTTGTAGATAATTTTCTACCTTCGCCTTTACCCCACTCGTTTCTCCTTGAATTAATTTTCCAACAAGATTTTCTAGATATAATGAAATAGGAAGACCCAAATGAGTTTCGTCAATTTGGACACAAGTATATTCCGAATCATATGCAATTTGACCCGGAATTACCATTGCCCCTTCTTTGAAGAAATGATTTCCGAATTTTTCTATTTGATTTTGTAATATTGATTGTAAAGTTGTTAATTCTCTTGCTTGGATTGGAGTTCCCGGCTTAAAAAGTACTTTTTGATAATTTTTTGAATCTGAAAAATCATCAAAATATGGAGATACATTAAGATTAGTTTTTTGTGGCATTTTGTTTCTTTAGAACTCCAATATAATTTTAATATCTTCTTTTTGACTGGAAGATCTTGGTATTGCTGATCTATTATCTATGTATATGATTTCTCCAGACTTTTTATTAAATTCTGCTGAAGCAATTCCAGAGTTGAAGGTCATTCCAAGTTGGTATAGTCTATTATTTATTGTTGTGGATATACCACTAAATCCAGAATCAATTGATAGTACTGGTGTTCCATTCATAGAAGAACCATATATTGTTAGATTTCCTCCAGATACAGGACTTGAAGTAAAGTTTATAATATTATAACCAACAGACGTTGTTGCTAAACCAACCGGTTGATAATATTTAAGAACACCAGTAATATTATCCCAAGAAGCGACAAATCCAATTGCAGTAGAACCCAATCCAACTGTTTGGGTAATTGTGGAATCTACTGCATATGTAGTAGCAGTGGTAGCAGAACCTGTGAATTTTAATGCTTTTAACCCACTTACTATTGATGTATTTAAAAGTTCTACTTGACTATCTGAAATTGTTGGATTTTTTATAATTCCAATTCTTGCAAAATCATTTCCTGAAATTATATCTGGATTTGATTCTAAAGTTTCATATCTGGAGTATATTAAAACACGATATGCTCCAAGTTCTCTATAGACATCATATCCATGCCCTCCCTTTGGTGGAATAATTACATCAAACGATGCAATTGATGAAGTGCCAACACCAACATTACTCAATGAAGTAGTAATTCCAGGAGCTCCCGGTTCAAATTTAATAGTCCCATATGTATAGTTACTTCCGCCATCAGTAATATAAACTTCTGAAACTTTACCAAAGGAATCTGTTGTTACCGTTACCTTTCCTCCACTTCCATTTCCTAGTATTGGTATATTTGTAAATGTGGATGATGTTGGATTATACCCATCACCTCTTTGGTTAATTATAACAGTATTGATCTTTCCATCTACGGCATTTGCCTTTGATGAAATACTTTCACCAACTTCTCCCCAATTTTCTGGAACTGGAATAAATTCGATTGAATCGAATTTTATAATTTCCGATGGTTTGATTGTATATAAGTATTTCCAGATATAGTTATCTCCAGAAGTTCCGGCAGATCTTGGCTCTAAATCTATGAAATTTGGTTCATCATATGAAGGTCTTCCTTTTTGATTTTCTGGATCTGCTCCATTATGGAGACAAATATAAACTCGAAGATCTTCATTGATTACATAATAATTTGCTTCATAAAGATTAGCTTGACTTGTTATTGGAGTTTTATTGTATATATTATAATCGTGCCTGTACATTTCATACGTAGTTCCCGCAGTCCAAGTTACTTTTCTGACTACTCTACGAACATCGTCCGTAGTTACTTGTTTCATAGCAATAATCGTGTCTTTAATATCATTTTCTTCCTTAAATCCATCCAATGGAGAAGGTCCAGTTCCCCAAGAAGAAGATCCTCCGGCAAATGTATTTGTTGAATTTGGTTGACCAATAAATGTATAATAACGATTTAATGTTTGTCCGATTCCAACAAGACTTTTAGTAAAGTTTTCGGCGTTCAATATTCTAAATTGGTCAGATATAATAGCAGGCATTTTATTTGTAGTTTATATTTATTTATTTACTTTTAAATAAACCTCTGGTTCTAGTTACATCTGGAGCAGATGATAAACCAAGCAATCCGTCATTTGTATTTATTGTGAAATTTTTTGGAGAATTAATTCCTCTATTTTGATAATCATATATTTTTCCCCAACTATATTTTCCATAAAAACCATTAGACGCATCCGCATTTACTATTATTTTATTTGTATATCCTGGACCTGGTAAGAATTTACAAAATACAGTCACGATTCCAACACCAGAGTTTTGAACTTCTTCTGCACAATATACTCCATCGATATATGTATAGGCAGTTCCAATACGAGTTATTGTATTATTGGAAGTTGTAATACCAGTTAGTGCATGTCCACATTGAACATTACTATCATAGATTACAAAATGATCTCCAGGTAATATTCCACTATAATATATCCCATAACTATCTAATGATGAATATCCAATTCCTAATGTGGTATTATCATAAGATTCTGATTGCAATTGAAATATTAGTTGTGGAAGTGATGATCCAATTCCCAAACTAGTATCCACACCAACAATTATTCCAAAATCTCCCTTTGCTTTAATTGATACTATTTGTTCAGTTATTGATTTGTCTTGTTCAATCAATACATTTGGAGAATTATTTTCATTATATCCAAATCCGGGATTTGTAATTGAAATTGAAGTGACTATTCCTGCAGTAGTATTGGATATTGCAGTTGCAAGATTATAAGTAGGAATTGAATAAATTGATGTTGCTCCAGATCCAACTAAAGTATATGCTTTAACGTCATCTAGATATAAAATATCCTGTATTATATTTGATTGTGATGTTGATCTTAATGTCCAAATTTGCAAATCAAAGGAATAATATAAATTTCCAGATAAATCTAACAGTAGATATATTTTGTAATAATCATTATAATCAATATTTACAAAATCTCCACTAATATTTGGTACGATTATATCCCAAGAAATTCCAAATGTAGAAGTATATATTGTATTATTGTTCCCAATTATAATAAACTTATTTCCTGTCCAGATGATTTTATTTAAATTATCTGATGTTATATTTGGAATAACTTCCCAATAAATTCCATCAGCATTTGGAGTACCACAAATCAAACCATTATCACCAACTGCTATAGTACGATTTCCAATTGCAACAGAATTTAAATTTCGTGATGTGTTTGAATTCATTAATAAAAATGAAGTACTACCAATTCCAATAGCAGAGAATATACTTCCGCCAGCACCAACTATAATCCATTTGTCTAGTGTTGATGAATATTTTACATCATTAAAAGTAGAATTATAAGAACTTTCAGTATATTGAGTAATGCCAATGGAATTCAGTTGTTCGTACTTTTTCATTTCTACCCAAGATGAAATTGTCGTACCAAATCCAACCGCAGTAACTATTTTTCCAAATTCTCCAACCGCAATATAGGTATTGGTAGAACCGACCCCAATGGAATTAAAACTTATAGTTTTCCCAAACCCAATATTAGAAATTGAGTTGTAATTTTTTGCATCTGTAGTAATTGCAACAACTCCACTCTGTCCAACGGAAACTATTGGATTTCCATATACTATTGATAATAAAGAAGCATCCGTAGATAGTCCAATTGAACTATTCCAATTAAAAATTGGATCCTTCGATTGTATAGAAATAGAAGAAATAGCAACTATTGGCGAAGATGTATATGCATATCCAATTCCTCCCGTTGATAATTCAATTGAAGATATCGTAGAAGCAGAAGAAACTATTGCTGTTGCTATTGCTGGTAATACATCTCTATTTTCTATTATCAATACATTAGAATCTTCTTCTGGTAATGAATCTACTGCAGTAAATAATGGAAATGCATTATTTACATAAATCGAAGTATCTTCAATATTTACATTTTTAATTAATTTTGTAGTTGGTCTGACTGTTGCTATTAAACTTGGTCTTGCTTTTGATACTAAAGAACCATTTATAATCCTATCTTGTTTTTGTTTTATCCATTTTAGTGGTC